AAAGTACTATAACTTGACTATTTGGATTGTAATATGCTGTTTTACCGAAAAAATTTTTAGCATTTTCATTATCGTCCTCTATGAATTTAACTTTAGGTAAAGGACGAATATTCATTCCTTTATTTAACATATATTCTATGAGAGATTTAATTAAAGGAGGATAATTGAATTTGCTAGGTTCAGCATATACTTCATTAAGTAAATTAGTTAATGTTATCATGTTTATACATATTATAACTCTCTTTTAATTGTGGTTTTAAATTCAGTAAATGATGGAGCATGATTGGGATTTTCCAAATCAAATATAGTTTTTACTGTTTTAAATAAATTTAAATCTTCTTCGTAAGTGCGAGTAGATTCAACTACTTCCCATCCTTTACCTTGCATTTTATCTTTTTTAGGTCCTCGTTTAGATGATTTTAACCATAAGATACCACGTCTAGCTATAGGTTTACCAAAGCATTCTTCATAACATTTTCCGTAAACTGCTGTTTGAAAATCATATGCTGTATGTAGGCTATTAGAGGTTTTAATATCTAATACCCATAATTCATCATCAATTTCAACTATTAAATCACAAGTGCCTGCTACTTTTAATTCATCTGAAAATAAGTGGACTTCAGTTTCAATGAGGGTAGGATTGAGTAGTTCCCAAAATTCAACAAATCTTAAAAACATTTGCCAGATATTAATATCATATTGGGGGTCTCCGGATGTAGATAAGAAATTTAATTCTTTACCATTTAAATAATCTTCACACATTCCATGCACTTGAGTACCTTCTTCTGCTGCTTTTTTAGCAATATGATCTGCATTATTGCCTACTTGTTTTAACCAATCTTCAAAATGTTTTCCTTTAGGATAATATTGTAGAATATATGTTATAGAAGGATAATATTCCCCATTACGTAAATAATAACGTGAATCAGGAAGAGTAATTTGTTTAGCATCATCCGAAACTTGGAGGATACGTTGATATTGTTTTTTGATAATCATATTATAGATAATTTTTTCTCCATTAGTTTATATTGTGTTAAAGGAGAAACTGTTTGTACTAATCTAGTAAAGTTTTCAAAACCTAAATCACTTGGATCTTTTCCAGATAACTCTACAAGATATACTTCCTTCCCAATATCTAAAAGTTGTTCACAAAAGCCAAGGGCTTGTTTTATAGCATCGTTATCTAAAGCAATATATATTTTTTGAACTTTAGATTCAACCAATTTTTTCATTAATGTTGGTTGTATATTTTTACCAAATAATGGAATAGCATTTCGTTTTATTGCCATAGCATCAAACGGACCCTCACATAATATAATTGGTAAATCCCAATTAACAAACAATTCAAACGGTATTATATCGCGAGACGTTTCAGGGTTGCGGTACTTGGTGTATGGGTCTTTTTCAAATGATCTCGCGGTAAAATAATTTAATTTACCGGTACTATCATATGAAGGTATAATTATCATATTAATAAATGGTCCTGAATTACAGTAGCCAATATTATATTTTAATATGTCTTGTTTGGAGATATTTCTTTTTTTAAGGTAAGTTAGAGCGTGTCTTGCTATAATATCTTTATTGTCTATAAATGTTTGAAATTCTTTTGGGAGTTCTAAAGATATATGTTTTACTTCTCCTATATCATCTATGGAAACATTTTTAACTAGTTTGCCCAGTTCTTGAAAGTATGAAGCATCAACTTGAACTTGCTTAAATAAACTTTTAATTGTTTTACCTTTTTTACCACAAGTCCAACATGCCCAAGGATTATTTCCTTGACTATTTTCTGTAAAATTAACTTCTAGTTTTGGTTTGTGGTGATGACAAAATGGGCAAGTATATGCTTGGTTTCCTCTAGCTGTTCGTTTTCCAGAGCCAAGTACAGAATTTACCAAATTAACTAATAGCTCATTTACCATGATATTAGTATATGAAACCTATTTTAAATATCAAAGTCTTTTGAAAAAAACTTACCTAAAATATTTGTATTTAACCAATCTTGTGATTCTAAAACACCTAATTGGAATTGATATTTACATTCAAAATATGTAAGTAATTTTTTATTACTCACTGTATGGATTATTTCGCGGGTAAATTCTTCTTGTTTTTTGTCTTTGATTTTTTGTTTGATGAATTCCTCTGAGCCATAATAGGTTTTCCAATCGGATTCTTTTTGGATGGTTATAGTTGTAGATTTTCTACCTCTGGTTATGGGTTGTTCTGCAAGTTCTTTTTTGGTGAGTTTTTTCTTTACATTATGGTAAATTGATTTTTTACCTAAATATTTTTTACCAGTTGGGATATGGGTTGTAATATAAATGAAACCAAATATATTTTCTTCTAGATCTTCAAGTGATTGAATTTCCTTATTTTGATATAACCACATTTTAAATTTAAAATATTTTAACTTTAACAGTATAATCCAACCCACCACCAAATGAACCTATAGGTGTAATTGTAATACTATTTAAAGATTGTATTTCATAAGTATAATCTACCCCTTGGGAATAAACAGCGTAAGGGTATGAAAGTGGGAAAGTTAATTGATCATGAATAAGCACATCAATACCAACATTATTTAAGTTGTGGGTAATAATAAAAGGGGTTGTTGTGTTTATAGTTTGGGTTGTAAAATAACTACGATCATCAAATAAAGATGATGAATCATTTGAAGATATTTGGCCTGTTGAATTATTGTAAAATAATAATTTAGATGTTTTTGCAGATGTTAAATTTACTACAGATAAAGAACCAGTAATTATTACACTTTGATTTAAAGGTGTTACAAATGATGCTGTTGTGGCTCTTGAAGCACTGGTTGAGAAGGAAGAACTTAACGAATAAGATGAACTTAATGCATATGAAGAACTTAGAACATATGAAGCACTTACAGCGTATGAGGCACTTGTTGCAAATGATGATGAAATAGCATGTGATGCAGTTATAGCATATGATGCTGTTAATGGATTTATTAAACCAGGTTCTCCATTTATAGGGCCAGTCATATCAAATGATCCTGAAAGGGTAATATCATATGCTACTGCTCCAGTAAAGGCGTCTATGGATTGGGAAACGTGATATGCCTCAACTATGTTTCCTGTTTCAATTCCTATTTGAGTTAACGTATTTGCCATTTGTAATAAATATTATGAAAGATCTAGATTAATTATTATGTTAGTATCAGTTATAGATGATATTGGTAAAGGTTGAGCTAATTTTGCTACAGCTAATAATTCTTGATTATTATTATATAATCCCACTGTTGTGACATATGGATCAAAATATGAACCTGTTGCAAAATCATATAATACTCCACTATTTGAACTTCCAGAAATTAAAGTTGGGTTTTGTGAAAAATTAAATTCATTTTGTCTAATAGTACATTTATATTGGGTTTCATATATAGTGACTGTACTTTGGAAGGAACATGTTAAGGTTGTAGTTATAATAAAGTCATTTATAAATTGTTGATCTCCAACTCCATAAGAACCAGTTCCATATGTTATATAACCATAACCATCTTGTCCTGGGATTCCGTCACTAGTTAAAATAATTAAACCATGTTCATATATTACGTCTCCTACTTTTAATGAACCATATAACATATTTCCTAGACCGTCATCTTGTAAAGTTATACTACCTGATGTTAATGTTATGGTGGTTGGTTTTAAATATTCTCCAAATAAAGTTGAAGGAATTGATATTACACCTATTGTATCACCTGATCCTGTGGGAATATACCTATAAGTTGGTAAAGTAGTTGAAAGGTAATTATAATAATTTGGAGTATAAGCGGGTCCTGTAATAGTCCCATCTGTATTAAATGAAGCAGTACCTGCTGGGGAGCCTGATGGATTAGTTAAATAATTTGAATAGTAAAGTTCTTTAACTGAACGGTATATTAAAACTTTATCTTGGATGTTTATTTGTCCGGTTGGGTTTGAACCAGATACCCAAGGTAAAGATGTTATATTTTCTCCTATATACCTAGCAATTCCAACCTTAGCAAGTCCTTCCTTACCTTGAAAAGTAAATGATTTATTTACCTCAAATGGAGATACAATAACATCAGAAGTTATAAATGGCTTTAATATACTCATTCATCTTAGAAATCTAATTTCACTCTAACTAGAGCTTCTTTTGTAAAGTCTTTCAATAATGGTCTTGATAATTTAGCTACCGCTAATAGATCATTACTATCGTTGTACATTCCAACAGTTGTAATATATGTTTGGGGAGAATTAATAAAATTACTATAAATTACCTCACCAGTTGATCCTGAAATAAATGATGGGTTTTCAGAATAGTTAAATTCACTATTTCTCGCTCGAACAAATACATAATCAGATGTAATTGTTTCTTCTGAGTTTAAGGTAAATGATTTACCTCTATTAATTGCTGCGTATAAACTTGCATTATTTACTCCAGTATCAGCATCACTTGATCTAGTTGGAAATAAATTTAATGATTGTGAAAGGGCAAATGGGTTTAATATGATAGTTCCTAAATCTGGGAAAACTAAACCATATGATCCTGATCCAGCTACATATCCACTATTTGGAAGGGAACCTGCTGTACCATTTGAACCAGAAATTAATTGGTATACACGAGATGAGCCAATAAAGGTGTTTACAGGGTTATCTAATGAGTCATCTGTTAGATTAATTACTTTATTATTAGATCCTGAAATTTGAAGGTTTAATGATCCTGGGAATAATGATTGTTTATATCTGGCTCTTTCCATGGATAAGACCCAAAAATAAGATCCTGTTATAATATTATTTCCTTTTCCAAAAATAAAATTAGCATTTTCATCTTCTAAAATTAATGCTCTATATTGACCATACATTGTTTTTGTAGGAGAAGCTCCAGGTACAATCGCATTAAACCATGAACTTCCACTCCCTTCAGAATCACAATATACTATATCAAATTGAATTTCTTGCTCAGCTGATGAAGTATTATATACACTTAAGTAGTAATTACCTGCTGAACTAGCTGCTTGAGTTGAACTTGTAGCAAATGTCGATAATGTTGGAGCTCCATTTGACCAAAGTGTTGAAGTGATTGAATCACTACTTACTACAAAATCTTCTGGATCGAATCTTTTAAAAGCCATTATTTTTTATTTTTTAGATTGTCTTATTAATTGTGATTGGAATTGTTAAGCGAGCACCACTATCTAAACCTACTACAGTTAATGTAGCTGAAAGTTGTGTATTTGAACCAAATAGTGTATTTACTGTAGTGGCTCTTAAGTTAATTTGAGATCCAATTACTGTAGTTGAAACATTTGTACCTAATGTAGTGGTTGATGAATTTGCGTTTTGAGCTGCAGTTGTATTGATTCCAATTCCTGTAAATGTACTCATTAATCTAACATCTGAAATAGTAGCTGAATATCCACTGGTTTCATATGTTTGGTTATTTCCTAGATAATTTAATGTTTGTGGAGTAATTGCTAAGGAAGCTCCTTGAACTAATGTAATAGCAGAATAACCTAAATCAAGTACAGGTAATTTAGCTGTTCCACGAGGTAAAGTAGCTAATTTATATTTCATAATTTGAGTTTCAAGAGGAAATGCCTCAAGTAAAGGCATATTTTCAATTGCTTCTCCATAAAATGATGAACCTGAGGGGTGATTTGGGTTATATAAGGTATAATCTATTTCATCATCTGCTAAAGCAAATTGTGTTATTCTAAAAGAACCATCATTTTTTGCTAAAAGCTCTCTACCTTTTGTTGTTAAAATCGCGTCAACAGTAACGACGCTATTATTTAAATATCCCATTTTTATTTTATTGTGAGTGTATTATACTAATAAATATTGTTAAAGCAAACCTTTCTGCGTAAGATCCACAATGAAACTATCAACATTCTTATTTAATGCAGGAGTTACATATTCTGGGGATACAATATATGGACCAGTTGTATTGTTAGGTCTAAACCCTTCAATTAAAATTTGTGAAGCATCATCAACATATCTTCTTATTAAAAAATGATCTAAATTAATTGATGATGATGGTAAAATCTCTCCAAATTGAACTTCAATTGAACCTATTTGGGAAACTCTTTCATTATCAGTTTCACCAACTCCATATATTTTTTTAACTACAAATGTATTATTTTCATTTCCTTCAAATCTAAATTCATCTCCTTTTTCTAATGACCATTGTAATGAAATATTATTAAATCCAGAACCTGAGATATCAACTTGTCTAAATCCTTGGTTGTAGAATTCATTCAGAGTTTGGTTTGAAGCTGTTATAGCATATAATTTAGTATTATTTGGATATCCCCAAAGTGAATTAGCTCCTGAGGAAGTTACTTGAACATTTGTTGGGGATGGTATTTGACTTACTTGAAAATATGAATTTGAACTATATTGAATTCCTGGGGATACTGGTCCTAAAGTGGAAGTAAAGTGTCCAGCGCTTATATATATTTCATCATTTGGTTGAAGATTTTGGGGTTGGATTGAGTAATTAAAATCAATATTACTAAATGATATATTATTTGGGGTTACATTACCTGGGTAGGGTCCTACGTTTATTGATTGAACAATTTCATCTAATATAGTTTCTGTACCTCCTCTATATCGAATTAATCTAGCGATAGCATAATGGATTTGAGCTGCATAAACACCGGATTTTAATACAGGTTCAATATGAACTTTAACTTGTAAAGTTACATTTTCATCAATAACACCTTGATTAACTTTATATGCATTACTTGCCCAGGAAGCTCCTGAACCTATAGATACAACAGTATTAAAATCTATTCCTGAGTAACTTCCATCTCCAAAAGTAGGAGAAGAAACTGAGGGGGATGCTTTAGCTGTATAATTAGCTACCGCTGAGGATTCAATAAAATCTGTTGTGAAAGACATAGTAACATTGTTCCAAGAAGCAGGAGAATGTCCTATTTGAGTATATAATACAGGTTCAATACGAGTACCTCCTCTAATGATTGTTCTATATTCTGATGAGTCTCCTCCACCTTGTGTAGTAGTTGAAATTTTAACTCTTTCTCCAGCTTGAAATGATTGTTGGATATTTGCTAGTGAATTTTCAGATGTGTTTGGAATATTTACATCCCCATTTTGATCAATTAAATATGTAACAAATACAGCAGAAGCATTCATACGTTCAGGAGGCCAACCTCCAATTGAAGGAGCATAAGCTACATATGTTTTTAAACTTTCAATAGTTGGTAATTTACCATATGTTCCTATATCTTGATAACCTGGAATAGTATTAGGAGGGGACCAAGTATTTAATTGTTGAGAGGTGGAACGACTTCCTAAATATCTTGGTATTATATGACGTTTAGTTGTGTAATTTGAATCAGGTACAGTTGCTTTTATAGCACTTCCACTTATTATAGCAGCAAAATTTACAGGTGTTGTTATACCAGAAGAATAATCTACATCTTGTAGAAGTGTACTTTGACGAATATCTGCAACATCATTTATCAAGGCATTTTCATCACTATTGTAAAAATTTGGGATTGTTATGTATGGTTCAATTATTGATTGACCACTTGAAGCACTTACTGCCCTACTTTGGGTAATTAATAAATTTCCTGATTTAAGATAACAATCGTTTACTGTTAGGGTGCTTGTGAAGAAGTAAAATTGGCTACCTTCTAAAAAATAAAATGATGAGGTTATTAAACTTGTTGATGTAGTATTTGTGGAAAATGAAGTAATAACAGAATTAAAAATATTAAAATTCTCCCCAGGATTCCTATATAAGATCCCAAAAAATCCAGTCCCAGCAGTTGATCCCGATGTTACAATAGATGCTGTTATTATTAATTGAGTATTTGGAGTATTTTCTGTAGTATATAATCCTGAGCTAGTGTTAAAATAAGGGGTACCATAATGGGGGAGATTTCCTGATGTTATTTCCCAAGAATTTAATATGGAGGCTGTAGTGGGAAGTAGGGTAGAACTTGTTATGGATGAGGATATATAATAATCTAATACATTATTAGTAATAGGTTGGACTTGAGGTAAAAAATAAGAAACATCTGTATTATTGGGGAATTTAGTAGAGGTTACTTCATAAAGATAATAAGTTGAAGTTTCATTTAATACATTAACATTATGTTTTAAATAAGAAAATTCAAAAGGATATGGTGGAGTTACATTTAAATTTGTTAATCCAGTATTAATTAATAAATTATTAAGTTGTCCTAAAGCTATAGTATTATCATCTCCGTTTAAATCGGTTTTTGAAATTTTTATATATTTTGGAGATCTATAAGGTCCTGCAAGGGAAAATCCTAATATTTCTTCGAAAAATAATATTTCTCCATTTTTAGGAGAAGTAACATTATTTAAATAAAGATTTTCAAATATGCCTTGATTATTATAATAGCCATTAACAGTAACTCCAGATTCAGTCCCTGCAAAATAACGTACTTGTTTATAAACGGAGGAATTTGTACCTACGGGATATGCAGGGTTTAAGATTTGGGTTGTAACTGTTATGTTTGAGCCACTAAATTCTCCATCATAAAATTCATCTTGAGCGCTATGAATTACAAGTACTGAACCTGAAATAGTGTTAATGCTTTCTGTCCAGCTTTGAAGTGTATTAGTTGCTAAATTAAATCTTTCAAATGAACCTCCAGTTCCACCTTCAAAATGTTCTACAGTTCCTGGTTCATATCCGTTCCAAGTTGGTTTTAAAGTACCTGAAATGTCTAAATCTTCCCATGAAACTTGTGGTTGAGGGTATTTATTTCTTTCAAGTAAATGTTGTTTAATTACAATTCCAGATGCAAGACTTGTACGTGCAGGTACAAAATCTTTTATCATTTTAAATAATGAATTATCAAAAAATTTAATTAAACGAATAAAATCAGTTAGATCATAATTTTTAGTATATTTTTGAAAATATTCGTTTCTTAATCGATCTAGATCAGGGTAGGTAACTGCTGAGGATGATCTTAATCTTGGGTCTCCAATATATTCTCCTATATTAAAATATCCAATTTGATCCATTATATCCTCATTTATTTCATTTTGAGGTGAAAATGCTACCTCTAAATAATTGATATTTGGAGTATAACTTTGAGATATATTAGCTTGTTGAGATAATGCTCTATATTGAGATAATGTATCACCTTCAGGCATTACATTATTTTCAATTCTAATTTTATCTGCAATTATATTTTTAATACCTGCTACAGGTTGATCTGCAAAGAAAAATTCTGTATTTGGGATAAAAGTTGGGGTTGAATAGAAATTAAAATTACTATCTCCAGATGAAAATGATTGAGTAGTAACCCATGACCCTGTTATTTTAGGATGAATTGAAACTGACCCAGTATATAATTCTCCACCTAAAGATGCTCTAAAGATAAGTTCGTTTGGAGAACTATTTAATGAATTTCCCTCAATTGAATAAGGATTCATTATATAATCTTTAAATACACTTTCACTTAATGGAGTTGAATAATATCTTATTTCTTGATATGATCCTGAAAAGTTAGGGTAACTATTGGAAAATAAGGTATATGGTTTACCAAAAACAGAATCTTGATCAGGGTCAGACCACTCAGAAGAATCATATGAAATGGATGAAGAAGCATAAAATCCTAATTCAGTATTATTTTCCCCACCTTCATATATTTTATTTCCTACACATAATTTAAAATCATCATTATTTCTAGTTACCATTACTGACCACCAATCATTATTATAGAATGGTAAATAAACACTAGCTGTTTGAGTAGGAGCATTTTTGTCTGGGTAGAAATCTAAGTATGCATATTGATAATATGGATCTATAATGGATCCTGAGTAAGAACTACTTGCATATCCTGTACCTTCATATCTTAATGAAATAAAAGTATTAGATAAGTTCCATACACTTTGAGATAATGGAATGTTATTTTGAGGTAAATCACTAGTTTTAAATCTAAATTCTAAAGTAGAAGGAACATTATCTGGGGAATCCCAAAGAGGATCCATACTCCAAGTACTAGAAATATAGTTATTTCCTTTAGTATCAAACGCATAATTAAATTCATCTTGCCATAAATCCCAATCATTTGAATTTACTTTATCTTTCCCTCCAAATTCATTTATCCTTAAAATAGTATCAGGGATACCATATGAGGTAATAAGTGCGCGTAAACCAGGTAAAGTACCTTTTGATTTGAGTAGGTATGGTAAGTTATGGTAAATGCGTTTATATAGCGATTTATTCACATCATCTAACGGTAAATAATCACTAGATGCTGAGATTAAAGTATCAACATATTCAAATCCAGATGGTGTTGGTAATGATCCTGTTATATTTGGGAAAGGGAATAAACCTCCCTCAGGTGTAATACCTAAAAATGCTGTGTATAAATCTTGATTTGAAAAATTATTTTGATATAATTTGATTCCAAAATCACGAATTGCATCCGCAACTATATCTTTTGAAATACCATATTCTAAACGGTTATCAGCGTTATATTTTTGGGTTACATCTTTATAGTAAATCCAAATATTATCGTAAAATTGCCCAACCATATTGATAAACAATAGATATTGATCATTAGTAGGGTCTTCTCTTAAATATTCTGGGATGGAAAAATAAAGATTATTTATGTTATCATTATCATATATTGATGCAGAAAGAAGCATTCCTCCATAATATGCATTAGTTTCAACTGAACTTCCTATCCAAGTTAAAACAGTTGGGCTAGTTGAGTTAGCTAAAACATATGGTTTTTGGGTATTTGTTTTAGGCCAAGTTGTTGAACCTGTTTCATAGTATAGATAATACTCATAACCGTCAAAGTTAGTTATAATATTATCTATTTTACTTTCATATACAGCAGCACTACTACTAATAGAAGATGATGAGTTTGTTGTACTATTTAATACTGCAATAGAAGAAGAATACTGTTCTATTAATTGAATTTTATAATAAAAATTTTCTAAACGAGTTTGGGCTGAACTAAAATGGATAAAGTTATTAAAGTTAGTATAATCTAAATTAATATCTATTTCTTTTTCCTCAAGTAAACTATTTAATTGGTTTTGAGAACTTGTTAAAGATGTTGTTAATAAATCAATATAAGATAATTCTATTGTTGAATTGTTTACTTGATCTTTTAAATCCAAATTAAAATTTGGTCCTTTAATATTAACCGTATCATTAATTATAATTGGAGTTTCTTCAAAAGTAACTTTATATGCTCTAGATTCTTCTACAGAAGTTACAACCCATAATGTTGAATTTACATCATATTGGTCTGGGAGAGCTTCATATAATTTAATTAATATAGTTGGATCATTTGGGTCAAGATCATCTAATTGAATGTTATTAGCTATAGCTAATTGGTTATCTCCAAAATTTAAATAAAAATCTAAAAAATAAGTACTTGCTTCTCTTTCTTGAATAAATTTATTAGCTTGTTCAACTATATCTAAATTTGTAAGAGTAGTACTATCTAAACGAATTTCAGTTCTATCAGAAGATATTTCAGTTATATATAATTGTTGTAATTCTGACCCTAATTGTTTGTTAAAGAAATTAAAATATGTAATATATTCTCCTTGATCAAATCCTTCATTAATGAGTATTTGTTCAGGGTCTAGAATAATTTCGTTTACATTTCCCCCATTTCCTGCTGATTGTCCATCATTTTGAATGGTATATTGGGTAAAATTATAATTGGAAGAAAGAAGATTTTGATTATTATCATATGTAAAATACTCAATATAACTTCCTGTTGTTAATGAAGTATTTACATCAAAGGAGGAAAGTAAATTAGTATCTTGACCTCCATAGGTTTGAGAGGTAAAATCTTGAGTATCTATTTGAGTAATTTCTGCTGCCATTATTGTGGATTAGCTAATGTTGTTCCTGTTTGCAATTCTATAATTTGTTTTTGAGCATCTAATAAATCAACTCTTAATTGAGCAATTTCAGCTTGTAATGCAGTAATTTCTTCTTGATTAGCTTCAAAACCAATATATTCACTACTTTTTTTAATTAAATATTCATGGGAATTAATATCCCCTGTTTCTGGTATATCGTAAAATAAATCATTATACATGTCAAAGAATTCAGTAACAGTGGGTTGGATTGCAATCTGTTGTTGAATTGTTTGAACACCTAGTTGTTTAAAAGAAGTATCTATAACTTTAGTATACTGTCCTTTATCATATACTTGTTTATTTAAGTTTACATTTTCACTCATTCGTTAATAACTTTAAAATAATAATCATCATCGAATATTAATGTAGAACCATTAATTATAGTTTTAATTAAAACTTTATAATATCTTTCAGGTTCCAAACCACTCATATAAACATCAAAATAATTACCTTTACCATCAGCACTAATTTGAGTATATTGTTCATCAAAGTTAATAATAAATTCATTGGTAGCCAAGTCTTTTATTGCATAATACGAAGAAGTTGGTAAATAATTTAAATTAGTATATAATGAAGATGTTTGATATACTCTAGCAGGGTATAAAGGACTTACATTTATATAAAATCTATTTACACTCTCTGGGTAAAATGTACCAGGGTTTTCAGCTAAAGACATTTTTAAGTCTGTTGTAGTAACAATTGATGCTGAAGGGCCTATAGATGAAGTGTAATCAATCCATCTAAATTCTAATGTTGGAGGGTAAATTGTGTTTGTATCTACACTATAATATTTTAATACAGGTTGAATATATTGACTTGGAGAAAATTCAAATGAACTTGATAATTTAGTTATAAATCCATAATTTGGAATTGAACCACTATACCAGGCTGTTACGGTATTTGTAACATTTAAATTAAAATCTTTAACATCACGTAATCCGAATGATTCTGTTACACGAAAACTAGAAGTTGTAAACCAATTACCTCCTCCAGAACCTACATAAGTTGAATTAAATGATGATGTGTAATTATATCCACTATAAGAACCACTTATACTCCATGAATTTGAGCCAGAATAATTTGAGTAATACCAAGATGCTCCGTCTTCTATTTGAGGGGAATCTAAATAATGACCTGTTCCGTTATTCCATTGTTGAGCTAAAGGTAAAACTTCAAGAGAAGTATTTGCATTAATACCTTGGGCAGTTGCTATAAAGTTTTTAAAATAAACACTATATTGAGATCCATCAATTTTATCATTGATAATATCAATAATTTCATTATTATCAAATTGAGTTAAATATCTTGCTACTCCAGCATTTCCACCTGCGTCTATAGTGTTAAATACTTCACACATAGCATCTAAACCAGTATTCATTGAAGGGTAAGCAGAATATAAGGTAGTATCCTGTATAGGGAAAATTTTATAAACAGCCATTTATAATGTTTTATTATAAATATGCGATTATAAAGGAACTACTTTACCTTTTATATCTTGATTTGGATATCTTACCTCAAAGATACTAGGATCTAATGAAGGATAAATTACTTGATTTTGAGTAGCTCCTTCTATATCATAAGCATATTGTGAATATCCTGAAGTAGTTCCTGATTTATTGGAAATGCTAAGAGTTTTAATCATTTGAACTCCTGCTATTTTATCAAGCATTATATATAAATCTCTTAACATAATAGGTTGGTTAAGTTGCCAATTATTAATATTAAAATAATTCTGTAATGCTGTAATACAGCTTAAAAGAACTTCACTATTATTATATTCAGGATAAACTACTATTTCAAAATTTACTCCTATATTAATAATAAAAGCATCTCTTATTTCAATATTATCACCAATCATCCTATATTGTGACATATAAGTTCTTAGGTTATTTTTTAAAGCATCTCCGGCATAATCTAATTGACCCGCTGAATTTTGGGATAAAATATATAAATTTAAAGTTTCAATTGTTGATACTTGATTATCTGTTAGTTTTGGTTGTTCAATATATGCTTTAGAGACTCCACCAAATTCAGAAGGCATACTTAAAGCTCTAA